CCTCCCGGGTCGCGGCGATCCGGGTCAGGAGCGGGCGGGCGGCGTGGCGGTTCAGCTCCTCCGCCTCGCGCTCCTCGTCATGAATCTTGCTCATCAGGCTTCCCATTGTTCCGTCTCCTCACTCATATGCCACGCCATCGTCCATCGCCCGGGCCTTGCGAGCCTCGAAGGCGGCGCGGCGGCGTTCGATCCATTCCACCCCGGCCAGCTTCCAATCGGTCGCGGCGACGTTGTCCAGCTCCGCCAAGGCGGCGTCGAAGCGGGAGGGGTTGGAGGTCTGCTTGAAAGCCTTGTGGGCCTTCAGCATCGGGATCGCCACGCGACGGAAGAACGGGTCACGGAAGCCCATGGCGTCCGGCTCGCTCAGGAACATCATCAGCTCCTGGTTCCACTCCTCCGGGTCCGTGGACATCAGCGGGTAGGGCTCCGCGATCCCGGCGGCGTAGGGGTCGGGCGTCTCCTTCCCGGTCATCGGGTTGGCGGCGAGGTCCGCGAGCGGGGCGACCTTGTCCAGCACCTCCTCATAGGCGTGGAAGTTGGCGCTGACTTGGCGGTAGATGCCTTGTTCAACCCCGACACTCCGGGCGACGTACTCATGGAGGTAGCTGAAGTGGACCGCGTTTGCCCCGTAGGCTCCCCAGATCAGGTCGTTGGAGCGGTTGGTCACAGTCATGTCCAGGCGACCGTCGCAGGCGATCTGGAAGATGGCCTGAAGGTTGCAGGGGAGGTCCTTGCCTTGGCGGCCCAGGTCCGCGTCCGCGTCCCACATCGACAGGACCTGGCGGCGGTCATCGCGGTTCGCCTTCAGGGCGGCGATGATCTTGGGCAGCTGGTCCTCGAAGAAGTGCTGGCGCCAGCGGAAGCCGTAGGCCCCGTGGAAGGTCAGGCCGTCATCCGAGTAGCTGCGCATGCGGTCCACGAAGCGGGCGACGTACTCCACATCATTGCGTCCGCCCAGCATCCAGAGGCTTTCCATCAGGTGGAAGAAGGGGTTGGCGTCCCGTTCCGCCCAGAACAGCACGCGCTCCGCCGGGCGGAGGTACACGGTGGTGACGGGTTCCGGGAACATGAACACGGGGCCGTTGCGCGAGTCGCGGCGGACGCCCTCGAAGGACAGTTGATACAGGGCCTCCGGGAGGGCCTGTTGTACGTTGCGGGTCTTGATGACTTTCATTTCTTGTTAAACTCCACGAAGATGACGTTGCCGGTCCGGCGAAGGACACGGGGGCGAGGGAGCCAGACCAACCACCAGCTCCAGTACCACCAGAACGGCGAGAAGATCATGGCCCCCTCCTGTTAGGCCGAAGCGGTCTGCGGCGGAAGGCCCAAGCGGGCGTTCAGGTCCTTGATCGGCAGCGCGATAGCCCGGGACGGCGATTCAACCGCGAAGGGGCGGGCGAACTGCTCCACCTCCGGCCAGACCTGAATCAGCTTGTTGACCGTGGTCACGCTTTCGAGGACGGCCCAGGCTCCGGTCTTGGCCTCCTCCCGCTCGCGCTTGAACTGGGCGCGGTCCTTCAGGTAGGCGCGCAGCTTCTCGCCCAGGGGGTGGTCCGCCTCATAGACCTTGCCGGGGTTCGAGGCCCAGCAATCGGCCACGCGCTTCTTCTCCGGGAGGTCCAGCGAGTGGTAGGACTCCCCGACCACCTGGACGCGGATGGTGCTGCGGACTTCGAGGAAGCCGTTGGGCAGGGCGTACATGTGGGCGCGGATCGCTTCCGGGTACAGGTCGTTGTAGAACTCCAGCGCCAGCTCCTTCTCGCGGGCGTCCAGGGCCTTCTCACGGTCGGAGAAGGAGTGGGCGAGGATCGCGTCACGGACCTGCTCGCGGATGTAATTGGACAGACGTACAGCCATGATGGTTTCTCCATTTCGTTGGTGCCGCCGGAATGGTCCGGCGGCGGGGTTTCGATCAGGCGAGGGTAGTTGCCTTGCGCCAGTCATACTTCGAGCGCATCTTGCCTTCGTTCAGGCGCACGCGCTCATACTTGTCAAACTCGCACAGCGTGTGTTCGATGTCCCGGGCCTCGAACCGCGGCCCCACGTGCGGGCTCCCGAGCTGCGGCGGTCCGAAGGTTTCGTTGAAGCCCCGGGCGTCCAGGGCGTTCAGCTCCTGCATCAGCTCGATCATTTCCGCGTTCGTCTGCTCCGGGCGGGGCTTCGCGGCGAGGTCGCGCCCATACAGGCGGTTGAGCCCGCGGATCGCCCCGGGACCGGCGTTGGCCCACGTGTAGATGTCCGGGGCGTTGCGCAGGTAGCGGGTGTGGCGGAGGTCGGTCACCACCTCATAGGCCATGAACGGCCCCCAACCGATGTAGCGGGGCTGCTGGAACTTCTCCCAGACGGTTTCGAGCCGGTTGAAGGCCCGGAGGACGCCCGGAGTGGTTTCCAGCATCCGCTGCCATTCCTCGCGGTCCTCCCAGAGACGGCCCAGGACAATCTCCGCGATGTAGCGGTGCTTGGTCCAGCTGTACCACTCCTTGGAGGGGTCGGACTCCGCGCGGATCATGTAGGCTCCGGTGTACACCTTGTTGCCGTAGCTGGCCAGGTGTTCGAGGGCCGCGGTCATGTGGCGCGGCTCGAAGTCCGGCGAGGAGGGCCAGGCGTTCGGGTAGTGCTGAATCAAGGCTTCGAGGGTATCGGGCCAGTTGATGTAGCGGGCGGCGGCGAGCATGAACCAAAGGTGGGGGTGGTCCGCGAAGGGCTTGCGGATGTTCTCCTCAACCCAGATCGTCACGGTGTCCAGCTCGCGGAAGATGTTACAGAACCGCCCATCACGCAGAACCGGGTCCGCGGTCCAGGGGCCGGGCTTCCCGGCCTTGCGGTCCAAGTAGATGTCGTGACGGGCCTTCATGAAGGCGGCGATGTCGTTGATGCGCGGGGTGGTCATAGTCGGGGTCCTCAGCCCAAGTTCTCGATGACGGCCTTGATGTCCTTCAGGGCCGTCTCCCAGTGGATGTCGCGGACCGTCTCGCCGTCCGCCAGGGCCTTGTCGCGGACCCTGGCGATGGTGCGGTGCTTGTCGGCCACCTGGTCCTCCTTGATGGGCTTCCCGCCGTTGCGCTCCTGGATGCGCTTCAGGCAGACTTCGAGCGGCGTGTCCAGGAAGGCCCAGATCATTCCGCCGTTCGCCTTCGACCACTCCTGCCACGGACCGTAGATGGTACTGACCACCACGCCCTCGAACAGGACCGCCTTCACGTCCGGGTCCCGCCCAACCAGCTCCGCGACGGCCTTGGCAGCGGCCTGGGTCTTGATCCGGTCCAGACCAGCGGTGGTCGCTCCGGCGGCGGCGGGGGTGTAGTCCCCGATGATGGCGATGCCGTCCGGGGCATACGTCACCGGGATCGGCTTGTGGTCCGGGACGATGACGTTGATGACGCGGCACAGCGGATCGCGGGCGAGGCAGCGCAGCAGGGTGGTCTTGCCGGAGCCGTTACAGCCCCGCACGTTGATGTACTTCATCTTGGTTCTCCATTTCAGTTGAAAACGGCGGAGCCGGAGCCCCGCCCGGGTTGCTCAGTCAATCTGCGTGATCGGGATGATCTTGCGCTCGCCGCCGTCCTCCTCCGGCGGGGTCGGTTCCACGATCTTCTTGAAGTCGGGCGAGCGCAGAGCCTTCGCCGCCCCGAACAGCTCCGAACCGCAGCGGGGCTTGCCCTCGTTGTCGTCCGCGCAGTGGAGACAGCCGGTGGGGGCACACTCCTTGACCTCCTGGAAGGGCTGGCCCAGATCGGTCCGGGTGAACATCGGGACGCGCTGGCCGTGGCACTGGTCCGCGGTGATCATTTCACGGCCCATCGAAAGCCAGGCCGGTTCGCCGGTTCCTGGCTTCCCGCGGCGGTACTCATAGCACGTCGCGTAGGTCATGCCCAGCTCCGTCGCCCACTTCCGGTACAGCTGGTGGGCTTCGACCCGGTACGGCTCCGCGATGGTCTTTTGGGCTCCGGCCTGGTTCTCCGTGAACAGGTCCATGAAGGCTTTGGTGCGCTCCGGCCCGAACCGCTTGTGGAGACGTTCGATCATCGCCGGTGCCCAGCTGTAGCCCGCCTCGACAAACTTCACGATCACATGGTTGTTGCCGACCGCGGCCAGGCGCTCGAACAGGTGGCGGATGTCGTCATGGGTCACGATCCCCGGGACCACCGGATTCACCTGAATGGACGTGTAGATGCCCTGACGGCGCAGCTCCGCGATTTCGTCAATATGGTCCTGGAGGGAAATGGCCCCGGGGGACAGCTTGTGCCAGTCGCGGTCGTTGCCGGTGTTCAGCGACTTCTGGGCGTAGCTGTAGGGGTTCCGCTTCAGGAGGTCGATGGCCCAGGACGGATAGCTGAGACGGCTCAGGAAGAAGATGGGCAGGCCCAACTCCACGAAGGCTTCCGCCCCCTGCTGGGTGTTGTGGTACACGTCCTCAATCGGCAGGAAGGGGTCCGTGAAGCTGGAGAAGTAGCCCGCGGCGGAGGTCCGGGACTTCGAGAGCATGTTGCGGACTTGATCGCCGTAGTTCACCGGGACGCTGATGAGGCCGGTGCCGCGGTAGCCCCGGAACCCGCTGTTGACGTAGCAGAAGGCGCAACCCACGGTGCAGTAGCCCCCATAAGGCTCCGTCAGGATCGCCTCGCTGAAGCAGGGGCGGGCGCGGGAGCCTCGCTTGTCGTTGTGCTTGTCCTGATACCAGCCCTGAAGGGGCTTGGCGTTCGGGATGCGGATGTGCGGGAGGTAGGTGACGTCATTGAAGCCAAGATACACCTTGACCTCCTTCTTGTCGTCATCCTTCGCGTTGCGGACCATCCCCACCTTCGCCATGCGGAACTTCGCGCGCATGCCGGTCAGCGGGTCATCCTCCTCCTCGATTGGGCCCAGGAACTCCCGTTGGTTCGGGTCCGGGCGCATGAAATACTTGTAAGCCTCCTGAGCGGCTTCGCCGGTTTCCTCATTTAGCCATGCTGCGTGGTCCATAGTTCAACTCCTCATCTGTTGCGAAAAAGTTTAGTGCCTTACCCGGAAGAAGTAAAGCGGCGTTAATTGGCCCGGCTCGCCCACCACCGCTTCCGGGCAGCGGACATCTTGACCTTCGTCTCCTCCGAATGCCGGCGACCGGCGAACTGCCCAACCGCGCGGCGACCCTTCCGCGTCATATCCTCCAGGTTGTCCTTTTGGGACCCGAGGAACAAATGCTTGGGGTTGACACACAACGGTCGGTCGCAGCGATGACAGACGTTGTCGCCGTCAGGGATCGGACCGTTGAACAGCTCGAAGGATAGCCGATGAGCCAGCACCTGCTTGTAGTCAATGTTGGCGCAACCATACTGATCATTGACCCTGGAGCCGGTCCAAACCCAGCACCCCGTCTCCGGGTCCTCCCGATAGCGGGCGTTGAAGTAGGCGAGCCGGTCCGTCATGACCCTATGTTCCAGAACACGATGGGGCGGGGGTGGACGGCGGCGAGGTTCAACGGATCGCTCAACCACTTCCAAGCCTTGAGGTCGTAAAATTCATTGCACGGGAAGGGAGCCTCAACCCCCCGGGCGGCGTCCGCGTAGCCGTAGCCCTCGTCAATGAACTTGATCCGGTCGCCCAGGGTCAGGCCGCTGGCCGTCTCGATGTACTCCCGGGTGGCGTCCTGGCTCCGCGAGTAACCCATGTGGAGGATGACGTTGTAGTTGTCGAGCAGGCCCGCCTCGTGGAAGCCCTTGAGGACCCCGGCGGCGACCGTCCCGGAGCTGATGCTGATGATCAGGGTCCCGGAGCCCGGGAGGTGCTGGGCGGTGCGGACGGCTTCGGCGGCGTTCTCCGTGATCGACTCCGGCAGCTTCAGGGCGTTGGGCATCAGGTAGCTGTCGTGGTAGTTCTCCCGGAGGTGGCGCTTGGCCGTGTGGTACAGGATCGCGGAGCGGCCCGCCGGGATGTCCACGAGGTCCGCCCCGAGCT